CCAGCCGCTGAAATCGCCGACGTCGGCCAGCTGGCCGGTCAGATGAAAATCTTCGACGGCATCGACCAGGCACAGGTGACCGTCGTGGACATGCGGGCGGGCTCGCTCTCGACCACGCTCGCCGCGATGCGCAATGCCGGTTTGCTGGATGACAGTGCGCGCGCGGCGATGCCGCTGATCGTGCTTCATGTGCTGGGGGCAAGCGTCGCCTCTCTGACCGAGATCGCGGCAACGTCCGCTCAGCTCGCCGAGAGCGGCACCCATTTTCTCGTCAAGAACAGGGCGGCCGACGGACAGTTTTTCGAATGGGACAAGACCACGGCGGATTCGTTTTTCAAGGCGATCGATGCCGCCGCCATTCTCGATATCCCGCATCTCGACGCGCTCGCAGCCGAAAGCGTCGACCGCGCCGGCACCTCGTTTTCGAATTTCGTGTCGGCGCGCGCGGCGACCAACGGATCGCGAGTTCTCGCCGGCGTCATCCGTCATTGGCAGTCGCAAGTTGCTTCCGAGTTTGAGCGCGTAAATTTGACGCGGCGAATTCAGGGGCAGGTCGCCGGTAGCAAATAGGGCGCATTGATGTCTCGTGGTCGCCGCGCCAAATCGCCGGAGGTTAAAGCTGCGCTCGGAAACCCCGGCAAGCGGCGGCAAGCTTTGGAGAGAGCAAAGGGCGACAAGCCGGCGGACAATGCCACGGCGAAGCCGCGCGCGCTCTCCGCGAAGGCTCCTGAATATCTGACGCAGGAAAGCGAGAAGGAAATCTTTCGCCAGATCATCCGGGCGATGCCCGCAAATCTGGCGCGTAAATCGGACGTTCATGCCATCGCGCGATGGGCTACCTGGCTCGCGATCTGGATCGATGCCAAGAAGCGCCTCGACGGCTACGCGCATTGGTACGAGAGCAAGTCGAAGCACGGGACATTTTTGCGCGAACATCCGATCTCCAAGCGGATGCATCAGGCCGAAACGCATCTCGTCACGCTCGAGGATCGCCTCGGGCTGAATATCGTCGCGCGGCACAATATCATCAACAAGCTTTTCAACATGCCGCCGGCGGCGCCGGGCGAGGGATTGTTTGCCGACGAGCCGATCGATGACAAGACCGCGCCCAAACCGATGAAATCTGATCCGAAGGATCAGCCGCTCTCGCCGCTTGCGTTCCTTCAACAAGCCGACACGCGCCACGCGAAACCGAATTGATGCATGGCGCGCTCAAAATATTATTTCGATAAGGCCGTTGCCGACGCTGCGGTCGATTTCTTTCCGCGCTTTCTGCGTTTCGTCGATGGTGAGTGGGCTGGGCGACCGTTTCATCTCTCTCCCTATCAGGCGCACGATATTCGCCAGATATTCGGGTGGCGCCATCGCAAGGGCGGTCGCCGGCGTTATCGGTTCGTGCGGCAATGGGTGCCGCGAAAGAACGGCAAGACGGAATTTGCCGCAGGTCTCGCTCATCTGTTGACTATCGGCGACGGCGAGCCCGGTGCGCAGGTCTATAGTCACGCACTGATCGGCGAGCAGGCGGAAATTTGCTACAACAAGGCGGCGCGCATGGTCGCGCTTTCGAACGAACTGAGCGCGCTTTACGAAGTGACCAAGACCGGAATGCTCTGTCATGAATCCATGTCGAGCTTCCGGGCGTTGTCGGGCGAGGCCTACGGCAAGCACGGATTATCGCCACACGCCAATATAGGCGACGAGGCGCACGCCTGGAAAAACGGAAAGCTTCACACCTTTTTGATTCAGGGCATGGGCTCTCGGCGGCAGCCGCTCGATATTACGATATCGACCGCAGGCGAGATCAAAACCTACGGGCACGAGCTTTACCAAAATTCCAAGGCAATCTTCGAGAAGCCGGAGCTCGATCCCGAAACCTATGTCTCTATTCATGAGGCGCAGCCAGGCGACGATTGGACCGATCCGAAGGTTTGGGCACGGGCTAATCCCAATCTCGGAATATCGCTCAAGCGCGAATTTCTGGAAGCGGAATGTCGCCGCGCGCAACAGACACCAAGACTAGAAAACGATTTCAAGCGCTATCATCTCAATCTCTGGGTCGAGCAGGCGATCCGATGGTTCCCGATGCACCGCTGGGCGGCTAATACCGCCGAGCCCAATAATCCGATCCTGTGGAAGTCTCTTGCCGAGAAAATGCGCGCCGAAGGCCGGCGCGGCTATTGCGCGCTCGATCTCGGTTCGGTCTCCGATATCACGGCGGCGGTCTGGGCCTTCGAACCCAAGGCGCCGGGCGAGCGAACAATTCTTGTGCCGCGCTTCTGGGTGCCGGCCGATAAAGTTGCCGAACGTGATTCCCCGCGAACGCCCTACAAGCGATGGGTTGAGAGCGGCGCGCTGCTGACCACGCCTGGCAACGTCACGGATTACGATTTCATCGAACACTCGATCCTCGAAGACAGTTCTGCGTTCGGGTGTCAGGCGCTTGGTTACGATCCGTGGAACGCAACGCAAGTTGCCGTCCATCTGCAAGAGCAGGGTTTGCCGGCTCAGGAGTTCCGGCAGGGTTACGGTTCGATGGGTGCTCCCTCAAAAGAGGTCGAGCGCTTGTTTATGTCGGGACAGTTGGAGCACGGCAATCATCCGGTGCTCGAATGGATGTTCGGCAACGCGACCTACCGCAAGGACCCGGCCGGGAACATCAAGCCCGACAAAGAGCGTGCGGCTGAGAAAATCGACGGCGTGGTTGCGACCGTGATGGTGATCGGCCTGATGACGAAGGCCGACGAATCCCGGTCGGTCTATGAAGATCACGGCTTGCTGGTCATCAACACCACGACGTGAGGCGCGACATGAACTTTGTGACGCGCCTTTCGAATTTCGCGAGGCTAACAGCGGTGAGCTGGCGGGCCAGCAAATCGACAACGGAAGACGGTATTTGGCATGAGTTCGGTTGGTCGGTCCCGTCCGTCACGGGCATCCCGATCAACATGCAGACGGCACTCAATGCCGCCGCGGTCATGGCCTGCGTGACCATGATCTCCGAGGATTTCGCCAAGCTGCCCGCCGCGTTGATAACCAAGACGACCGACGGAACGCGAAAGGTCGTCACGGATCATTTTCTGAGCAAGCTCCTGGAGGAGCCTAACGACTGGCAAAACTGGCTCGAATTCTGCGAGCAGATGACCGCCGGGCTCGTCATGCGCAGCAATGCCTATGCCGTCGTCATTCGTGACGGTCGTGGTACGCCGATCAAGCTCATTCCAATCAATCCCGACCGTTGCGCGCTATGGGAAGCCCCCGACGGAAATCTGTTCTACCGCGTGACGCCATCCGGTCTGCATGAGATCGCGCAGTTACGCGGGCAGCCGTTTCTTATTCCGTCCATGGATATGCTTCATCTGCGCGGCTTCTCGCTCAACGGTCTGTTGGGCGCTGGCCGCATCTCGCTGGCGCGCGAGGCGATCGGCGTGCTGCTGGCGCAAGAGCAGCAAGCGGCGCGCTGGATGGGCAATGCCGCCAAGCCGAGCGGCATGCTGACCACGGATCAAAAGCTCACGCCGGATGCCGCCAATCGTCTCGCGGCCGACATCAAGCAAAACTGGACGGGTCTGCAAAACAGCGGGAAGATCATCGTCGGCGAGCAGGGTCTAAAGTTTCTGCCGTTCAGCATGACATCGCAGGATCTGGAATTCATCGCCTCGCGCGAGTTTCAGCTTACCGAAGTCGCTCGGCTGTTCCGCATCCCGCCGCACATGATCGGCATTCTTGACCGCACCACTGGCACCACAATGGTCCAGATGGCGCAGGAATATGTGAATTACACGATCTCCGGTTACGCGATCCGCTGGCAGCGCAAGTTGCGTTCGCATTTCGGCCTGGCTGCCGAAAATCTCACTGTCGAGTTCGATTATTCCGAGTTGACGCGCGCCGACATTCTCTCGCGTTATAACGCCTATCGCATCGGCATCATGAGCTCTTTCCTGAAGCCGAATGAAGCGCGGCTCGATGACGGCAAGCCGCCCGATCCAAAGGGCAACGATCTGCTCGCGCCGATGAATATGTCCGAAATGGGCAGTCAATCGAGCGGCACCGGCGCGGGCGATGGACGCCCGCCCGCGAACACCACTCCCGTCTGATCAAAGGATTCTCCATGCCGAAGATTCTGAAGCCGTCGGAGGTTGCCGAGCGTGTTGCCGCTGGTGAAACGCTCGATCAAATCTTTCTCGATGCCAACGGCGGTTATGGGGCGAAGCTTCTTGGCCCGCAGGCTGACGTGACGCTCGCGCCCGAAGCTGGCGAGCGCGCCGTCGATTTCATCATCTCAACCGAATCCGTCGACCGCATGACGGATGTGGTCAGTCTCGGCGGCTGGAAAACTGCAAACTGGCAACGTAATCCGGTTGTCTTGTGGGGCCACGACGATTCCATTCCGGCTATCGGCCGCGGCACCAAGCTGCGTATTCAGGACAAGGAGCTACGCTCCACGGCAATCTTCGCCGAGCGCGATATTTATCCGCTGGCTGACACCATCTTCCAGCTGATCAAGGCCAAGTTCATCAGCGCCGCATCGGTTGGTTTCATCCCGCTGAAGCTTCGCCCCGCCGGCGGCGACCGCAAATTCGGCGTGGATTTCATCGAGCAGGAATTGCTCGAATGGTCCGTGGTGAATATTCCGGCCAATCCCGAATGTCTCAGCCAGGCACGCTCGATGGGCATCGACACCAAGCCGCTCATCGGCTGGGCGGAGCGGATGCTCGACGGGCAGGGCATGTTGATTGTGCCGCGCGCGGAGCTCGAAGCCCTACGCAAGTCGGCTGGCGCGCCCACGGCCGTCGCGGCGACAGCGCCAAAGGCCAAGGTCAAATCGCTTTGGCATGTCGCGTGGCTCGCCGACATTCTTGCGAGCCTCGATATGCTGCAGGAGTGCGCGGAGTTTGAGGCGGCGATCGAGGAGGACGGCAGCCCGATTCCACAAAAGCTGCTCGATGCGCTCAAGGCGCTCGGTCAAATTCTGATCGATATGTCGCAGGAAGAGGTCGCCGAGTTGCTTGCCGGCCGCGAGGACGACGATGTGATCCCGGCCGACGAGCCGGTCACGGCCGCGGCCAAGAATGCGGCACGCATGAACGTACTTCGTAGACTCGCCGGCGCCGACATCTCCCTTGTGCGCGCGGTCAGCGATGCGCTCGCGCCACCGGCGGCTGGTACGCTCATCGATCTTGTGGCGATCGGCAAGACGTTGCGGCTGAAAGCCGGTCGTGTGATTTCGTCGGCAAACGAAAAGACGCTGCGCGAGGCGCATGGTCATGCCACGCAGGCCTGCGAGATGATCTTGTCGGTCGTCGAGCCGGATGACGGCAATGACGACGACGACGAAGATAAAAACGCTATCGCCGCCGCGTCTGAGATCGAAGCACAAAATGCCGAAGCGGAGCGCACGCGAGGCGCCACGGCACGTCGCCGGAAGCTGGCGATCGCCGATTAGCCGACCCCACTTTGTAAATCTCAAATTCCCTCTCCTTGTCTGGCGGGGGTTCACGAGTTGCGCCGCAACTCATATCGCAACGTCCATCGGAGGGTTATCATGGACAAGGAACTACTGAGGCTTCGCCAGGCACTCGCCACGGCGACGGACGAGCTGCAAGGTCTCGTCAAGGA